CTCCAAAGTCTGACGATAATTTCCAGGCTTCCTTCCATTCGTCATCCAAGACGAACTTCAGCATCTCAACAGCGTAAGACTCTATACGAGATCTAAAAGTTGTTGCTCCAACAGCATCCATATAACTCACTAATGGTGAGAGTTTCCACCCTCTTGCCACCCAATAAAGGGTGTCAATTGGATAAGAAGCAATGGACGTTGAGTGGTTAGGACCCGCTGTGGTAGCCAAGAAAGGCTCCACAGGGGCCAGATCTGAATTTAGAAGTTCAGAAGCTCCCAGGTCAGATAACCAAGACTTGGCCTCCATCTGGAGGAAGAGCTCAAACCTTGTTTTAACGAAAGTAAAGTTATAATCTGCACGGAAAGAATTTCCGATTGCGCTAAAAGTAGGAATCTTATGACTAGATTCCAGCGACTTATAAATATACAGAAGAGAACTCCACAACCGTATTACTGACATATTGTTGGAACGTATCGCCATGCGAACGCTCTTAGGAAAAGAGGAGGGAAGCCCAGCGGTTAGGCGTATGCGCAGACCAACGGCCTGCGATGATGTAAGTTTTGTTCCACTAACAAACGTCTGTAGAACAAAATACATCACCTTTAGTCTCACGACTAAAGCGCCTACCCCCTGAGTTTCGAGAATCCCAATCAAATATTTGATAAAAGAACTCATCTCACTCCTGAACCTTGAAGTTGAACCAAGTCCCACGACTTTCACGTAGAGGTGTAAACCCCACAACATGAAAAGTGGCCTAAGGTTTCCCTTAGTCACAACGGCCAGGTTTTCCACATTCTCCTTTAATCCAAAACGACGTACGACTTTCGGAACCCAATGAAAGAGGGATTTATACCTTCGAGTAATTGGACCTTTAGAGATGCGTCGCCCCAGATACCATTCTGGGGGGGAGTTTTGGGAACCATCCGTAGATGGCGAAGGTTGAGACGTAGGACGAGAGTCAGACGGACGAGCTAAGACCAGAGGTCTGCGACCAGAGTTAAGGGATTGCCTCACCAAGATTATATAATCTGGTTCCGTTAGATAAAGGATATTTCCTGAATCAACGGGATCGACGAGTGCATATTCACCTGCCTC